AAGATGCGGATGCTATCATCCTCAAAGTTCAAGAAGATATTTACCTGAAGAATGAAATCAAAGTTGAGTTAGTCGAGACTATTCAGGATGCAACTCCTGAATGTCCTTGGGACGCAAACGACTAAAGGAACGGGCCTAAAAATCCAATTACTTTAGGAGTAAGACTGATGACTACCATCACTTATCGCGGCGTCAAATATGACGCTGAAGGTTACAAGGCAAAGGTTCTTCAAGAACGTGACCAGCGTACCAACCATGACCTCATGTATCGTGGAGTCAAGGTAGAACGCAAGTTCGCTTCTCAATCCTGAGTCAAACTAAGAGAGGTCTTGACACCTCTCTTTTTTTATCTTATGCTATACGTATGGAACGAGACAAACTAAAGATTATTATCTCTGACCTAGAGATGCTGCTTAGTGCATTGAAAGCAGAAGTCTACTCCGACGTTGAGTCGTATCGATTTGACGAATGCGACCCTGTTGAGTTAGACTACGACGAAACCTACGAAGGTCCATGACGCCGCTGGCAGTACGAAGATCTATGAAACCAACTGTAAAACTGGTAAGCAATACGCCTGACGCTGAGCAGATGATGGCGTACATTGCTCGCGTGAGCAACCCTTCTAATCAAGAGAACGAAAAGTATGCTGGGTTGCTCCGCTACTGTATCAAGCACAACCACTGGTCTGTGTTTGAGCAATCCACTATGACTCTGGAAATCAATACTACCCGTGCTATCGCAGCTCAAATACTGAGGCACCGTAGTTTTACTTTCCAAGAGTTTTCACAACGCTATGCAGACTCTAGTCTGCTGAGAGATTCTATTCCTATTCCTGAACTGCGTCGTCAGGATGACAAGAATCGTCAGAATTCTATTGATGATCTTGATCCATTCGTAGTCCAGAATCTAGAGTTGCAGATGCAAACTCTGTTTGATTCTTCCATGGCACTGTATCAACAGATGCTTGAGCGTGGTGTGGCAAAGGAGTGTGCAAGAAATGTGCTTCCACTCTGTACGCCCACCAGAATCTACATGACAGGTTCATGTAGGTCGTGGATCCACTACATCAATTTGAGAACTGCCAACGGCACACAGAAAGAACACATGGAGGTTGCCGAAGCATGTAAGGAGATCTTCATTGAACAGTATCCATCGGTGAGTGAAGCATTGGAATGGCAAGAATCTGTGGAATAAATTTATCACACAATGGATCACTTGCTATCGTAGAAGACGGTGAGGTTCTCTTCTATCTGGAAGAAGAAAGACTGAGTAAGATCAAACGTGATCGATCTGCTATTCAAGTAGCAAAAAAGTATCTGGACTCTAGCATTGACAAGGTTACTATCTGTGACTGCTATACCAGATACTATCCAGAGAAGTTTATCCTACGACTCAAGCAGAAAAATAATCTGACTAGAATTGTAAAGGATCTAGGCATCCCCATCGTAGACTACCGCACTAGGCATCATGAGTGTCATGCTGCCAGTGCTTTTTACAACTCAGGGTTTGATGATGCTGTATGTGTGGTGATGGATGGGAAGGGATCCAATGTAGTCAAGGATGGACTGAACTTCTGTGAGGTTGAGAGTATCTTTGTGCATGACAAGCAAGGATTCATTCCTGTCTTCAAACACTACTCAACTTTCTGGAGTGAAGATGAGTGTGCAAAACTGAAGGAACCCTACTGGGAGGGTAATCATTTCTATAGTGACCGCACCAGTGTGGGTCAAGCGTACCGTAGAGTGTCACGCTTCTGTGGGTTTGATGAACGAGAGGCAGGTAAGACTATGGGTCTGGCACCATACTGTGAGACCAAACAGGAACCTGATCTATTCAACGTCGAGTACAACCATAGTGTATGCAGCAAGGAGTTGTATGCAGAAGGACACAGTACCGCATACACCGGTCCAGAGTGTACTAAAATAGAATTGGCACATCGGTTACAGATATCTGCTGAACAACATGCTCTACGCATCATTCAGAAAGCAGTCACTGCAACCGGAAAAACAAACGTCGTAGTTAGTGGAGGATTTTTCCTCAACTGTGTTGCTAACTACAAAATCATGAAAGAACTAGACATAAATCTTTATGTCGATCCTCTTTCTTATGATGGAGGTCTCTCCATTGGTTCAGCGTTACTAGAACATCATGAAGACACTCTATTTGGGACCTGTTTATACTCTGAACCACATCAAGGGTGATGAAGTAAGTCTGCAAGATGTTGTAGACCTGCTGATGAATCAGAACCCTGTTGCAATCTTTCAGGGTAGGTCTGAGGCAGGACCACGTGCACTTGGCAACAGATCATTACTCTATGATCCACGTGACCCTAACGCCAAGGCAAAGATCAATACGATAAAGAAGCGGGAACATTTCAGACCCTTTGCTGCAAGTGTGATGCTTGAGCATGCAAACGATTGGTTTGACATGGCAGGACTGAAGGAGTCTCCGCACATGATGTATGCCATGGACTGTTGGCCTCACCAATGGGATAAGATACCAGGTGTGCTGCACGTAGACAAGACCTGTCGCATCCAGACGGTAACTGGTCGGCAGAATCGTCACTACTACGATCTAATTCAAGCATTCCATAAGAGTACCGGTGTGCCTATGCTATTCAATACCTCATTCAACTTAGCAGGTCAACCTCTAGTCGAGTCTCCTGAGGATGCAATGGAAACCTTCCATGGGTCAGAGATACCTTATCTTTATTTCCCTGAGGTCGGGCGACTCATTTCAAAATGAACTTTTCATTTCCCGAGAACCGGAAAAAAAACTCCGGCAAAAATTTGGTCATAGGGGTCAACCTATCTAACAATGGATCTATCTGTGCATTGTATGAGGGCAAGGTAGTATTTTACCTGGAAGCAGAAAGACTTACGCGAAAGAAATGGGATCATCGGGTCAAGACCCTGATCAAATACTTACCACAGGCAAGTCACATTGCATTAGCAGACTCTCATTGGGTGCGTGGCAATAAGAAGGTGGACAACATCAAAGACCTGATGAAGTTCAAGAAACAATTTCCTGATGCAAAGATCCATGACTATAGAAAGCATCATCACCTGACTCATGCTGCCTGTGCATACTACAACTCAGGGTTTCGTAAGGCATCCTGTATTGTAGTGGACTCCAATGGTTCTAAGACCAGCGAAGGACTTGAGATAGAATCTATATTCTCTGCACCTAATTTTACTACCACTCACAAGAGGATCTTTGGTCCGGATAGTATAGGTTGTGGTCGTCAGTTTGAGGAGACTGCTCTGGTCTATGGGTGGGATCACCGAGATGCTGGTAAAGTTATGGGTATGAGTGCATACAAGGATGAACCTGCATTCAGCACACAACTACAGTGGGAGCAACGATACGAAGAACTTTTGGAGATGCGGACATCAGACAATGTAGTAGTTTCTGGTGGGTGTTTTCTAAACTGTGTTGCCAATTACAAAATGAAGAAGAAGTTCCCTCATATAAATCTATATGTGGAACCCATTGCTCATGATGGAGGCACCGCTATTGGAGCAGCGTATCTAGCATACTATGAAACCAAAACTTGACATCTTAGATGTAAGTGCTTCAATAGGATGTAACTTGCAGTGTAAAGGTTGTAATCATTTCAGTAATTATTTTGCTCCTAGCAGTAGAATAGATACGGATCAATTACTCCAAGACATTGCTACAATACTTCCACGGTTAGATGTAAATCGGATCTCTATCATTGGTGGAGAACCGCTATTGAATCCCCGTTGCAAAGAGATCCTCGATGCATGTACAACACACTCTAATTCTCCTGTCTATCTCTACAGCAATGGTCTATTGCTCCTACAGAATGAAGCGTGGATCAAAGAAAGTTTAGAAAACCCACGGGTTTATCTAAGAATCAGTATCCATGTTGATCTAGTTGAAGATGTGATCAAGAAATTCAATCACCCTAAGGTGCTTGTAACTGAACATCACACTGGCAAGGACCGTTGGTTCAATTCAATCAGGAAGAGTGGTAGTAAGGTACATCCTTACAACCATGGCAAACCTGATAAGAGTTTCAAAGCATGTTCCTGTCCTAATACACAACTATACAATGGTAAGTTGTGGAAGTGTCCTAACACGGCATTCCTAAAAGAACTATTGTATGTGACTGAACAATCTGATGATAGAGATTGGCAAGAGTATCTCGTCGATGGACTACCAGTTGACTGCACTGACAATGAATTGACAAACTTCTGCAATAATAGTAAAATTCCAGAAAGCGTATGCAATATGTGTACTGCTAGACCACTCAAGTTCAGTGCCGCACTGCAAGAGAAAACCAAACGCAAGGCAATCAAAACCTAATGCCCATTTATCCTGTAAAAAATTTAGAAACTGGTGAGACAAAGGAATTGTCTATGACTGTCGCTGAGTATGATCAGTGGAAGAAAGACAATCCTGCCTGGGATAAAGACTGGTCTAAAGGTGTTGCCTCTGCCGTTAGTGGCACAGGTGATGTCTATAGCAGAACTGATGGCGGATGGAACGAAGTCCTGTCAAAGGTTGCACAAGTCCCCGGTTCCAAAGTCAAACCCCAGAAAACTACCCATTCATGACTGCACGTCGTAAGAAAATTTCGTCATCTGTTGGTGCTGGTATGACTGCTAAGCAAATGCGACGCAAGAAACCAATCAATTCTGACTCGATGGTAGAGATCCTACCAATCACCGACAATCAGGAGACAGTCTTTCAGAAGTACAAGGAAGATCAGAACCTGTTTCTGTATGGGTGTGCTGGCACGGGTAAGACATTCATCACTCTCTACCTGGCATTGAGGGATGTGCTTGATCCCCTGACCCAATACAACAAGGTCGTTCTTGTTCGCTCGTTGGTGTCTACTCGGGAGATTGGTTTTCTTCCTGGTGATCATGAGGATAAGTCTGCTCTTTACCAGATTCCTTACAAGAATATGGTGAAGTACATGTTCGAGATGCCTACGGACAATGACTTTGAGATGCTCTGG